TTGATGCACTTATTACAACCCTTACTGCTGCAGCTCAGGCATTTATCGCTTATAAAGCTATTGGAATGGCAGCAGTATTTCTGGAAAAAGCCAATGCAGCGAAGGCTGCACAAGTTGCTATCGCTACAGAAACCGTAGCACTGACTGCAAATACCGGTGCAAATACAGCCAATACACGTGCTACCCATCTTACGGCAGTAGCTAAAACCGAACTGGCTGCTGCAACCAATGCAAGCACAACCGCAAATACAGCAGCTGCAGGAGTATTTGGGCGGGTTACTGCTGCAACAAATGGCCTTAAGGCAGGATTGGTTTCTGTTTTATCCAGGTTTGGAGCATATGGTGCTGCAGCAGCCGGTGTCGTAATCGCTAGCAATTTGATGATTGACGGTTTTAAGGCAACTGATGAATGGCTACTACGACAGGGTTCTAATTTTATTGACTGGGCTGTAGCGAGGGCAACAGGTACAAAGTCGTTGGCCGAGCAGGAACGCGATCTGGCAGCAGCAGAGGAGGAATCACGAAAGAAACAGGAAGCAAGTACTGCGGCCAAGGAAAAACATGCTGCAGCTGCCGAGAAGAGTAAAGATAAAACCTATCAGCTGACCGAACAATCCAAAAAGCTTATTACAGAGTTTGATGGATTAATTGCAAAGGGCGAACCTGCTAAAGAAGCCTTGGAGAAAGTTTCTCAGGCTATGAAGTTTGATTCGACCAAAGGTATTAATGACGCAATTACCGCTTTAATTCTCCTGCAAAACCAAGGGAAAATTACGGGCGAAGAATTGCAAGGGAGTTTAGGCAAGGCCTTAGATGGTAAGGACCTGGTTGTTTTTGAAGCGAATGCCAGAGCTGCTTTTGCAGGAACGTCAAAGGAAGCTGAAAAGAATGCTCAGATAACTGAAGCTGTAATGAAGGCGGCATTAGATCGTACCGGTCTAAGTACAGAACAGCTTCAAGGTCGTTTCTCAGCTGCATTTCAATCTGCCAGCAATGATGTACAGCTGGTCGTTAGTAATCTTGAAGCTTATAAAGCTCAGGGTATTGATACCGGACTGGCACTTTCAGCTAGTTTAAATAAAGCAATTGATACCGCCCAGACTCGTGCCGAACTGGACTATGCCAAGAGCTCTCTAATTGCTTTTGGCAAACAGGGATTGGTAGCAGGTGATCAGGTAGCTTTGGGCTTGAGTAAAATTGAGGAAAAGGCCCGGCAGCTCCCTGCTGTACTTAATCCTGTACAAGCTGCATTTGCCGCTTTAGGTATTCAAACTAAAGAGCAATTAAATGGCGCTGCAATGAGTGCCCAGAAAAGTTTTGAAGTTATCAGTAAAAGCGGGCAGGCAACTGCTGAAGCTATTAAGCAGGCTTATATTCAGATGTTAAATGCCGCACTGGCAACAGGAGATAAGGCCCAGATTGCAGCTGTTCAGGCAAAAGCAGCAAGTCATGGGTTACAGGTGCAGATTGATGATACTGGTAAAGCAGTGGTTCAGACGGCTTCGGAATGGGTCAAGGCGAATATCCAGATTGAAAATTCTGCACGAGGTATTAAGGATGGCTACCGTGAAGCTGGACGGGTGGCAAGAGAGGAGGCCAAATCCTCTACTGAAGCCTGGTCAGAAGCGCTTACTGCCATGCAGGGCAAGCTTAAAGCCTCTAAAACTGGAGTCATGGCTAAAAACGGTTATTCAGTTGATGAGATTGAGCAGCAGCTGACTGAAATGGGATATAGCGGTAATGCCAGGCAAAAGGCTAAAGAGCTATTCGAGACGGCTCAACAGGGTCCAGGTGGTTATTACCGTTCAGCTTCTCATGAATATGCTGCGCGTTATGGTGTCTCTGCATACGACAACCAGAAACAGACCGGCAACTACATGTTCATTGCCGAGCAGCTGGAAAAGCTGGAAGAGTATGCAGGCAAGTCGGGCAGTACTGGTTCCAGAGTCAATGTAAACAATCTGGCCCCGGACGTGAGCTATCCTAAAACCAGCACTCCAACTGCTGAGCCTTCACGTACTGTCATCAACCAGATCTCGATTAATGGCCGCACAATTAATGTCCCTGTGGATGAGGCTAATCAGGGCAGTTTTAATGATTTCCTGACTGAACTGGAAAGGATAAAAAAGAGTAGCTAATGAAATTAATACGAGTGTCTACATCAGAAACCGTCCCGCTTGAGGACGGTTTTTTATGGTCTGATGAATTTGAATGGAAGCCCATCGAGCAGAAACAGAGTCGGGCTATTGATGGTTCTCTAATTATCCAGGAGGGCCGTAAAAAGGCAGGTCGTTCAATTGTGCTGCAACCGGCAGATAACACGATGGGCTGGATCAAACGCCGTGATTTACGCACGGTTCAAGACTGGTCTGCTTTATCTGAACAATTCATTCTGGCTTTTGAGTATCAGCACGACAGACGTGAATTTCATGTGATTTTTAACCATGAAGCCGGGGCTTTGGAAGCTGCTCCAGTGAAGGGAATTCCATCTGTATCTGACGATGACTATTACAACGTGACTTTACGTTTTATTGAAGTGGGGGAACTATACAGTGGCAATTGAAACTAAAAATCTGGTGCTCTATAAGTCCGAGCGCCTGAGCGATACAGAAGATGGTGGCGGCAAGTACTCTGGCCAGATTATTGAAGATGGCCAGAGCAATAACCTGTTTAATGATGTGAGTGAGCTGGACCGCACCATGGGTGATGTGTCACTGCGTAAACTGTTCCCCGCCGTAACAACGAATGATACAGACCTGCTTATGGGCGCTACGGTCTTTATCTCGGAAAACCCGAAAGACCCCAATGTCTCAGCTTTACTGTTTAGTACAAAGTCGTGGATTGATGAGCGCAAGTCTGCCCAGAACCGGATTGAAAACTATCTGGCCAAGGGTGGACAGGCAGCAGGGAGTCCACTGGATACACATTATGCCGGTATGAAAACCCTGCAGGTGGCGATGTTTTTGAGTGAAGTCGAAAGCTCGGTGGGCAGCACGCTGGTACTGGTCTCAAAAGAAGGCCAGGCACTACAGCATGAACAATATGTCCGCGTCACTAAAGTCGAGACCCGTATTGCCAAGATGGTCATCGATGGGAAGGAAGTTGAGTACAAACTGGCTACTTACAGCATTAATGATCCACTCGATCAGGATTATGTCGGACTCTCTGCAAGACAATGGTATAGCGGCGAAAAGTCCGAAACGATTTTACGGGATACCATCGTAGCCGATACCGGTAAATACTATGCATCCAGTAATCTCAAGTCTGCTGCAAAAGTCGGTGAGTTTACTGTAAATGCAGAAAGTATCTTTGCCCAGCTGGTTCCATCTGCCCAGACCGAAACGCCAATTGTGGATGTAAACGCGGCCGGAGAAAGTATGGTACTGGTACCGGGTAACACTGCTGCTATTACTGCAACTTACTCGACCACCATTGGTACCGCTCAGAATGTGTATATCGGCTCATCTGTCATGCCATCGAGTGTCTCGTTTAACCTGTTTGGCCAGCAGATCACTGACCAGGGCGGATTACTTAAAAATACTTCTGGTACCCAGGTTGGAACAATTGATTACCAGCGCGGGCTGATCCAGTGGACACAAGCTGCAGGTGCAGGATCTGCAAACTTAAGCATGACCTTTAAGCCTGCTTCAGCACCCAACCAGTACTTCCAGTCTGAAACCCGACCTGTCACTCAACAAAACCAGAGTGCCAACTGGACTGGTGTGCTGGTACCACCACCCGCCCCGGGCAGCCTTTCAGTTTCTTATATGTCACAGGGCAAGTTTTATGAACTGAAAGATGATGGTTCGGGGCAATTAAAAGGTGCAAGTACTTCGTTTGGCTCTGGTGCGGTCAACTATGAGACCGGTTCCTGGTCTATTACGACGGGTGCTTTACCGGATGTGAATACACCAATTTTACTGTTATGGGGTACACCGCTGGCTACGTTCATACGCTCAGGTCTTGCGGTTGAACCGGCAGCATTCGAGTTTGATTTGCAGCAAGCTGGTATAGCCTCGGGAAGCGTGACAGTGAAATGGCTGCTGGAAGGCGAACAGAAAACTGCAACTACAAATACGCTGGGCCAGTTTAGTGGCGATGCCACCGGTACCTTTAACTATGCCAGCGGTCAAGGCCGGCTGGTACCGAATAAACTGCCGCAGAAAAATACGATCTTCACTATCAATTATAGCTACGGGGCATCTACATTCCAGCAGATCGATAGCGTTATGCCGGTGGACCGGAAACTTAATTTCAAGATCGGTACCGGTGCAGCCATTCAGCCCAACAGTATTGAACTCAAGGTTCCTCTTACCAGCCAGCTGGGAAACGCTATGGGCTCTGTCACGCTGACGGATATTCCGGTGAATACCGAGGTCGGCAATCTGGTGGATAGCAAAGGTAAAGTACAGGGCACCATTATCTATGCAACAGGTGCAGTGGAAATTATTCCTGAAGCCACTACGACGCTTTACAGCAAATCCTATGCACCCATTGAAATCTATAGAGCGGGGTAAGTTATGTCATTTTATTTACCGACCACTTCCAACATCAAGGAAGAAGTGGTACAGCTGGGCGCTTATACCAGTCTCGACATCCAGGCGCTTTACCGGGACAATTCGGATACCAGTGCCGGAGTTAAACAGGTTACCGGTGACAAGCTGCGCTTTGATCTGACCCAGGGTTTTGATGAGCAGATTCTCTCCAGTGCGGTGCGTTTTATGCTGGGTTCAGACACTTATCTGGACCGTACCGGTACCTTGGTACGTAATGTAAATTCAGCCAATAACAGTGGCACCAGTTCCGGTAGCATTCAATATGGTACCGGCAAAATCGAGATTGACAGCTGGACACCGAATACGGATAACCAGCTGGTACTGCAGTCTCTCACTACAACTACAGATATGCCCCCGGTCAACCGTATCAGCTTTAGAACACCGGTCAGTCCGCTGCGTCCCGGTTCATTAACAGTCGTCGTCGCCACACTGGACTTTGGGCAGCTGACACTGCGGGCTGATGACGATGGCATCATTGAAACCAGCCGGGCACATGGCCAGATTAATTACGATACCGGTTTTGTGGATCTGTTTTTTTATACCAAGACTGAAATCACGGAAAATAATCGTACAGGAATTGAAGAGCAGGACTGGTATGACATTCTGCTCGAGTACGAGGAAGCCGGTAAAAGGTACATCAATATACCGGTATGGGTTGCGCCAGAAACTGTACGTTATAACGCGGTGGCTTATACTTACATCCCGCTGGATGCCGAGATTCTGGGCTTGTCTGCTACCCGTCTGCCGCTGGATGGCCGGGTACCGATTTATCGGGTGGGTGATATTGCTATTGTCAGTTCCAGTAAAACCTTTGAACTGCCAGATCATATCGCTGGCCAGACTTATGAGTTGCCAGATCAGCGCATTTCATGGGCCGAGCTTGAAGATGCCGACGGGGTAAAAGTCCCATTCGATATGTACAGCGTAGATTATGACTATGGCAAGTTTACTCTGGGCGGTGATTTTGCTTTAAATGCACTGACCGCACCATTGACAATGAAATATCGCTATCAGGACATGCTGCTGATCCGTGATGTGCAGATCAATGGCCAGCTAACCTTCACCAAACCTTTAACGCATAATTACGATGCTGAGAACACGATTGTCGGTTCAGCGTTGGTCATTGGTGATATGCAGGCCCGGTCCACCGGGAAATTTGTACAGCAGACCTGGAACAGCATCTGGCGGGATGAACCGTCAGAAGGTGCAATTTCTGCGAACTATAATGACGCCCTGTATCCGATTGCAGTCACGAATAATGGTGCAATTCAGGAACGCTGGGCCTTGGTTTTTACTGGAGATCAATCGTTCCGCTGTGTGGGTGAATACTCGGGACAGATTGGAACAGGAACTATCAATATAGACTATGCCCCAATTAATCCGGTGACCGGTGTGCCGTACTTCATTATTAAAAAAGAAGGCTGGGGGCAGGGCTGGGTGAGTGGTAACGTACTGCGCTTTAACACGGTCGCTGCAACATTTCCAGTCTGGGTCATTCGGACCGTAAAGCAGTCCGAACCGAGTGTGCTGTCAGATCAGTTCCAGATCATGCTGCGTGGTGATATTGACCGCATGGTTTAACACTTAAATCAAATATGGCCGCGTTAAGCGGTCTTTTTTATGGAATCAATAATATGGCGACAGATGTCGATGTTCAGTTTTTTAGTCATTTAAACGGTCTGGTACTAAGTGATAACTGGGGAGATCTGATCCGGTTACTGGATACCTGTCTGGTCAATGGTCTGCCTTTAACTGCAATTACTTCAGCTACAATCGATGCACAGGGTGATCTCAATTTAAGCCTGTATGCAGAACACAAGGCGTTGCTATTTCAGGTAATCGAATTGCAAGGGTTTGTCCCCGCCAGTATCAATAGGAAATATCGCATCAAGGGCACACCTGATTCAAAAACTCTCATCCTTAAAGCAGAGTTAAAGGGGCAGGCAATTACCACTACAGGTACTGCAAAGCTGGCTTCACTTGGCTATGAGATTGTTTTTCGAGATCCAAATGATGTTAAGCGGGTCTACCGGGCTAAAAATCCACGGACGGAACACCCGTTTATCCGGATTGATGAAACCATCTCCGATGGTACTAACAGCTATCCTTCAAACTATGCCAAATATGCCACGGTGGGTCTGATTGAAAATATGACTCATATTGATGATTATGAAGATCCGACTAAATTACAGTTACCGCTGGATCCTGAAGACCTGACTAAAAACTGGAGAATCAGTGGTACAGGTTCAGGAGTGATACGCGGCTGGGGACGATGGTATACCTCTACTTATGGCGGACTAGTTGAGGGTTATCAGGATGTGATGCCGCCAGGGCAGGGAAACAGGGCATTTAGTCTGGTTGGAGACAAGGATACTTTTTATCTGCATAACAGTACTATTACTTATTCAAATTATAAGGACCTTAAAGGATGTGGACTTTTTAAAGATGGTCTAGACAATTCAGTAGTACCTAACTGGTTCCTGATGGCCTATTTCACCTATACATCTGCTGCAGATTACAAGTCAGATCGTTATGCAAGTCCTTTGGCGTGGGCAGAGACCTCAGCACCATTTATGGTTCCCGGCTATGATACCGCCAATAAAATAACTGCCTCAAGAACTGCCCAGCCTCTGGTTCCTGACTATCACAGCGGCGGTTCAAATTTAAGCAGGTTCACGGCAAGTAATGTACCAGCACTTGAGGTACCTTTTTATGATGATTCAAAGTATCTGCGGGGTAGCCTGAGGCATGTTTATTATGCCGGTAAAAAAGCAAGTACTAATAATTTTACCACCCCGATTCTGGCAGATTCCAGCATGTACATATGGGATGCTGTATCGTCCAGCTATAATGGCGGTTTTTACTTTTATCTGGGAGAGCTGGAATGAAACCCATACCAAGACAGGTCATGCACAGCTCCAGTTTTTTGAGTGGCAATCTGAATAGCAGCTTCGGGTTTAAAAATACTGTTGCCTGTATCAAGGGTTCAACCCGGGCACTGGGCAAAGATTACCGGGATGCAACGGTGGTACTTTATAGCAAGGCAACTTTATTACCGCTAGCTGTAAAAAAACCAGATCAGAATTATGAATATCAGTTTTACGGACTCAATCAAGATCTGACCTGCTTTGTGGTAGGTCTGGATGACCGAAAAAAGTTCAACGCAGTGATTCAGGATAATGTGGTGCCAAAATGAGTAAAACATCAGTTAAGGCAAAGCTTGCCATGATTCAAGCCTTTGCCAGCTTTTTAGATAATGGTAGCCAGAGTGCTACCGTTATTTTTTATGAGGGTGAACAGCCAGCAGGTCCAGAAGAAGCCGCAGATCAAGGAAATGCCTTGGTAACGCTAAACTTACCTGAACCCTGTATCAAGGAAGTAACAGCCACCCATGTTGAATTACAGCCCTCTGATACAGCAACGGTGATTAAAGCAGGTACGGCAAGCTGGGCGCGGATCTATAACGGTGCCGGGGAAGCTGCAGCAGATCTGACTATAGGGACAGATGTCAGTCTGGCCAATACCAATCTGGTCGTGGGTGGCACCTTAACGATTCAATCTATCAAGTTAAAACCGTAACCTGAGGTGCTCATGTGGATTTTAAAAACAAGCTGGGAACCACGGATGCCCACAATTTAAATCTGGAGTTTAAAACGGACAATACTGACAGCCATCACATTGTTCTTGATTTTAAACATCAGGCCGATGGGAGCACCGGTCTTAATTTTGGGGATGATGTAACTGCAGCTATCGACACGGTTTTAGTTACTGAGTCCTCATTTGAACTCATTGCAGTCCATACGGACACAGGTACCGATACTGAAAGCATTGAAACACTGCTAGATACGGAAATTAATGTTGAGCTAACGGCTCTCTTTGCTGATCAGGAACCTGCACAGCCTGTCGATCCTGGCATTGTGCTGGACTTCACCCAGCCATGGACCGGTTCAGCTGAATTAAATTTCGGCTGGGACAGTGATGTTGTTGCAATCAGTATTGATACCCGGCTGGAAACACAATTTACATTCGAACTTGGTGCCGAGTTTAAAGAAAACCTTGATCTTGATGCAGAGCTTAATACTGCTCTGGATACGGGTTTTAGTTTTGAGCTGCAGGCCAGCTATAGCGAAAATCGATGTGTTATTGATTCAGTTCCGGATACCAGTTTCAAAACTGGGATCGAAGCAATTTTCGATATCAACTTTATTCGTGGCATTGAGGCTTATCTCATAGCTGGCTATCAGAGAGCTTTGCCTTGTTTAAGTGTAATTGAAATCCCTTGGGCTAAACCGGTATTACGGGCGCATCACAGCGCCTTTTATTTTGAGCACAGTTTAAGCCTGGGTAATCAGGCATTACTGGGCTTTGAAAAGTCTGCCTTGCTGTACCGCTCGGTTCAGTTACAGCATGAAGAAAGTACCGGGCTGGTCAGCTCTGCTGATTTCGTCTGGCAGGAGAATAAGCGATTAGCTAAAACTCGAACCTTGGTATTTGAAGAGGGCAACAAGCTCAGGATTAACCGGACATTTGATTGGGTGGATCTAGTTCGCAAGAGGAAAACTTTTACTTATTCGTACGAAGTGGCGCGAGTTTTTGAAAAGCATTTTACATTCGAGTGGGATAAAGATCTTGAACTGATCACGACCAGTAGCATTGCTTGGGATAAAGCCAAAGCCATTCATTACCGCAAGCATCCGATTCAACCTTGGCCACAGCCTGAACTTCCTGAACACGTGGGCAGGACTGACCTGAACTTTACTTGCTTGTGCAGTGAGCCAGATCCACATACCCTTATTTTAAACTTTGGCGCGGATGACTGTATTCCAGGACTGCCGCCAAAAAACTGGTGGTATATCGTGAATGAATTATCCGTAAGCCGTCTGGACAATGGCCAGAATATTTTGGTCTATGATGGCAGTTACAGTACAGATCGTAGCCGCTGGTGCTGGTCATATAGCCTGACCGTACCCGCGTCTGAAATACCGAAACTGGAGCCTATAAATGGTCAGCCTGTGATTTTAAGAGTTATGGTGAATGGTACCGAGCATCACATGCTGCTTGAAAACCGCAGCCGCTCACGTCGATTTGCCGAAATCACTTATACCCTGAATGGCCGTAGCCAGTCCGCTTTACTTGATGCGCCATATTCTCCAACCCGGTCATTTACCCAGGAGAATGAAAGGACCGCACGGCAGCTCTGTCAGGCTGAACTGGATCGGGCCAACAGCTCAACAACACTGCAGTGGGAGCTGATCGACGAGCTGAGCTGGATTGTCCCAGCGGGCAGCCTAAGCTATTCAAACATGACCCCCATTGCTGTAATCAAAATGATTGCTGAGAGTGCAGGTGGCTTTGTCTACAGCGAGAAGGGTAGCAATACCATCACTATAAAGCCCAAGTACAAAAAGACCTTTTGGGATTCAATCACGGTTGAAGAATATGACCGGCTGATTCCAGAGAGTCTTGTAACAGAACAGTCTACCGATTATGAGCTTTATCCTGATTATAACGGCATCACGTTAACTAATGACCGCTCTGGCTTAAGTGGTCAGATCAAGCGTACCGGCACTGCAGCTGATACGTTGCTGGAAACAGCGAACAGTCCACTGTTTACCGTTGAGAGTATGAGCTCTTATGGCAAAGCAGTTCTAGCCAAGTCAGGTCTAGTCGAAACCCACAATCTGGTGATGCCGATC